GCAATCACAAAGTCAATTGCGATATATTCGATTGCTCGGGCAGGCTTAATCATAATCTTGGCATACATGATGTTCTGGTCGATAAGGTCTGGAGTCGTTGTGGACTCATCCAAAATCAATCGGTAATCAGTGATACCAAAGTTAGTCTTAACGTTCGCAAGGAACGGCTCTACCAAAGACTTAAATCTGTTCCACGTCGCTTGCACGTTTTGTTCAAACAAGATTTGAGTGGACAGAATAGAAATTTGCTTCTTAAGGTAAATCACCAGTCTGCGAACATTAATTCTGTCAAGAGCGGATTGACCGTCTTGGAGAGTCTTCTGTCCGAAGACCACGATTCCTGTGTTGGGGAACGAAGCAATCGGGTTGATTCTTGCGTCATAGAGAGTGTCTCTATTCTTGGAGGTTAATCTTTCCGTCACGGCTGTAACTGGGATTCCGGCAGCACCTTCGGTAAGACCGCCGCGGTTAAAGCCAGCGGGGGCAAACCACAAGTCTGTCTTGGCCTGTGAACTGGCGAGAACGCCCATCATAGCCACAGAAGGCGGTACCCACAAGAGAATACCGGTTCCTTCATCTCGGGTTTGGACCCAAGGNTAGAAAGTACAACCATAGCTGGAGTTAATCCTTCTATCGCGCAAGTTGTTAGAAGCCTGGATGGGCGTCGTGCGCAGTCGGTCAGACTTATCGGAATAATATGCCTCGGAAGCCGGGACATACACATCCTTCAAGTCAATTACTGCTAACGTGTCTGCGCGTTCTGCTGCCACATTAATCATGTGACCGGTTAAGTCGTCGTTTGTCAATCCAGGGACTGCCATCAGATTCATATCCAGATACTCGGGATCGGCCACTGTATCAATAGCTCTCTTGTATGTGTAATAAATTGAGCTATTTCTCTCGGTGGAGCTTCCAACAGTCATTCCGGCATTGTATAGCGGATCGGGAAGGTTAATATTAAGCCCATCAAATCCGCCCCACAAAGGTGCCGTGAAGCGATTGTAGCCCTGGTCAAGCAAGTCTGCATAGGATGCGCTTGTTACACTGTTCTCAGCTTTACGAGAGCCAGACTCATACGTATAGATATTTAAGGCGTCTTTCTTGATGTCGTCCAAAGTAAAGACATATCCCCATCCATCGCATCCCTTAAGGGCAGTAGCGCGGATGGCACCTAAAGTGGGGTCAGACGGGAAGTCTGCAAAGAGCAGCCTATGTGCGTCTGCGGTACTAGCGTCAAAGCGTGTGCTTGTAGCATCGCGCGATGTTTGATATCCAAAATACGCATTTGTTGGGTCAGACATGCCACCATCGGATGCGGAAGACCGCAAGCGATCCGTGGGGAAAATCAAGGATGCAGAAATCTGGCCAATATTACTTGAACCAGTCACTAAGGGCGCACCCGTTTGGCCTACTCCCATATTTCCTGCAAGACTTACTACTGTTCCTGTCATTGCGTATACGGACATATAAACTGATTTGTTGTTCCATACAGCAGACGAGACGAGACCGCCGGTGCCATCATATGGACCACCTGTAGCACTAGAGCTAGCGCGTGTTGCATCTGAAGCCCCAATGTTAAGGATATCGGACCATTTTGGTGGACCATAGTATCCAAAGGGCAGATAGAGCGGGTCGGTTGCGCCTGCTTCTACGTCAGAGTTCATTTCAACGTAAACAAACTTAGAGTTGTTGGCATATTCGCCGTAGCGACGTAATCTCTTCTGTGTAGTATCCCACTTGAGATACTGATCTCCAATCTTTCGTGCAACGAAGTTGGGAGAAGTCGGGTCAAGATTACAGTTGTCGAATCTCTCCATTACTTGAACATCGTTATCAGAATCGCTGATTGAGCGCAGGACTACGGAGAATGTTCCATAATCGTAACCTGCGGCTGTTGAGGTTCTAATGTCTTGAATGGACACCTTAATATTCTTGTGTAACCATTCACCATGGCCGCGGCCCTTTAACCTAAAGAGCTTTTGCATACTTTCAGGATTAAAGCTTGCCGCTGCTCCAAGATCTTGAGCAACAAACCAGCCGGCAACTGCCTCTCTAGAGGGCTGATTCTTTACGTTCTGGGGGCCTGTTCCTGCGGTGCCACTTAGGGCAAGCGGCAGGATGGCGCCGACCAATGCGGCAGTCGTAAGATTTGTTCCACTACCGGTTAACGCATTAGCTGCGGGGTTGCCGCATCTTAATTGCTCTTCGAAAGTTTCTCCAAGCCAATAAACTTTTCTGGCCGGGGCCGGATATAAAGTTCCACCGGTGCTGGTGAGTTGCGGATTTGTATTAAAACGCTTGCGGATAAAAGTTTCCTTGGTATCGTCAAATCCAAACTTAATTTTTTCGCCACTTCCGGTTCCGGAAATTACAACTGTGAATAGTTTGTTAGAATCTGCTTCCACCAACAGTCCAACACCACCACTAACCGGGTTGGTGTTTCCATCGGCTCCCATTCCAGCGTGCGTGTTAAAAACAGTTCCACTCAACTGAATGTCTGCTCCGGAGGACTCATCTAAATACCAAATTGCAGCTAAGGAGCCAGTACCTGCGTTTGCTCCGCCTGCCGCGGTTCCATCTGTAGAAGCGCTTGGAAAAACAAAGAGGCCGTAGGCGCCGCCATTGCTGGCCTGCGCGACGGCGGGATTATTTTGAGTTGCCCAGCCGGCTTGTCCAGCGGTTGTCGGGTTGGAATCCTGTTGCCCTAGGAGACGCACGTATGTAAGAGGAGCTACATTAGATCGTAAAAAGGCCTTCGCGGCATACGTTCCATACATGGGCGATTGGTAATTACCATCTCGGTAAACATCACCACCACCATTACCAGGGACCGTATCTCCAAACATCTCTACGAAATGTGAATAAGACTGTACCTTTACCGGCTGCATTGCGAGCCCTCTGCGGGCCCGGCCCATTACTACTGGACCAATCTCTTCAGCAGATTTGGGAATAAATGAATTATCAATTTCATTTATAAAAACACCGGGAGATACAAATTTAAATCTTTTTACTGACATATTGTTTTTTCCTCTTTAACGTCTTTGAGTCGAAATGTACTCTATTGCAATCATTAATTAAATAGTATTTCTAAACTCAAAAAGCTCCTGAACATACAATAAAAATGGAGGTTGAGTTCAGGAACTCTTTCCAAAGAGGTTAGTGTTGCCTGCAGGCACCGGTCCTTCGTTGGGAAATGTGATTTCTACGGTGTTTTCATCAATTCTAACGATAGGCCTGTCATCGCTTACGCCTTCTCCGATCAAATACCCCAAAACATTGATGGTAATTTCGCTTGTAAACATACGCATGTCTTCAGCTAAATTATTAATGTTATTGCTGTGTGTAAAACCTTGATCGATGAATGCTTCATATAAATGGCCATTTCTCTTCATCACAAAGGAGTTAATTTGTCCTGTGCGTACCATAAAAGGAGCCATCATGTCGTTCATTTGTTGCTGGTATTCGGCTTTAAGCATAATCTTATAAGTGACCTGAACATATACCGGAATGGGTATTGATAAAGTTTGAATTACGATTTTTTTGTTTATTCTCGGAAAGTTTCGCTGACGTGCGGCATCTGTATTTGTGCGAGTGCCCGCAGCAACGGCAAAATTCCTTGTTTTATCTTGGACGATTCTTTTTGCTAAAATATAACGTCCCGCTCTTCCGTTTTTGTTTTTTGAATAAAGGTTGGCCTGAAAAGAGCCTTTGCGGGCCGGATCTTTGGTGATGTTGGTTCTTTCGAGACTTACCAAGGGAAGCTTTAATGCGCCCGCATCGTCTCTTAGCGATTTTTCATTTTTAATCTGAAAAGAGCGCTCTGGGGCCTGCCATAGAACCGGCGGCTTTAAAAATCCTTCATTGGTGGTTGTGCTTAACTGGAGATCTTCTTGGATCCATGACATCATAGCATAATCAATCGTTTCGATTGTAGATTCCAGCATTCCTATTTCTTTGAGAGAAAAGGTTGAACTGGACCCGGTGGGCAACATTGCAAAAGTAAAATTATCAGGTAGCATCGAATAACCCCTTTCTGGCTCTCTTGCAAACAGCAGAGATTTCAAAACTGTGGTCAACTTGTCCGAAAAGCTTGGTTGGTTCGGACAGTTTTACTATTTCATAAAAGAAATCACCATATAATACAAAATCACCCTCTCGGACCTCTAAATTTTGATCTTCGGTAAGTCTTCTGCGGTGGAAGTGCACAGAAATCTCCCAGGACTTGTCTAATCCTGCGCTTTCCATGTATTCGGTCACATAGTCGGTAAATTCAACCAGCGCATACACGCGCACAGGGGGCAAATAGGTCTTTTCTACTGCCTCTCCATATAAGGGGTGAAAATTGGTAGCTTCTAAGTCAATGGGATAATATAAAATCTGCTGGCCAATGACTTTTTCAATTAATTCATCATTAACTTGCTTTACAAGGTCTCTTTCCTTTTTTCCGAGAAACAAAGGAGGCGGTGGCGCATCTGGTCTTTTCCATTTGTTGTCTGCCATCGGTTATTATCCTACAAAAATTGGAAGAGGAGAGTTCTTAAATGTAGTCGCGGTTGCCTCGGCTCTTTCGCTATCCATCTTAATAAGCTCTGTGTATTCCACCTCTTTAAGCATTTCTTTCAGCTTTTCTTTGAGATCTGCCTGTTCTTCCTTGGCTTGTGACAGTAACTCTGCATGGTTCAAAGTAACACTTTCGCCAGGAATGGGCATTGTGGTGAATTTTCCTCTGATTTGTCCCAACATCTCTTTGCAGAGAGCGAGAGAGTATTTTCTAATCCACTGTTTACCCATTGAATTGATGTATTTATAAGGAAGGTTATCAAAGGGGACTGTATTCAAGTTATTGATCCCGTCTATGCTTCCAGTATAATTTGATGTAGGCTCCCAAGCGTTGCCTTGAACATAAAACTTGAGCCAAATGCGATCCAGGTCGCCTAGACCCCAATAACTGGGAGTAGGATAAAGTCGCAATTGATTATCAATCAATTCATAAGAATAATGAGAAGTTCTGGTATAAATCGAGTCTTCATACATAATGGCCTGCATTTTGTTTTGCCATGTCGGAATTATCTCAAATGTTGAATCATCGGCAAATTGACCATAGGTCGAGTAGTTGCCAACGACACCTACCCCTCCGTAGTACCCATAGAAGCGCCACATTGCCCTAGGAGACCTGTAAAAAACTTGGGTGACATAAATGCGCTTATCTTTAACCTTCCCGGCGTAGCGGACAGGACTGCCCGCATCGTCGACACCCGAATCAGACGCGCT